ATATAAAAATCTATCTCTACCATCTCTTAATTTATTTTTAGTTAATATTGCAAGACATGGTGGTCCATCGTTAAATTCTTCTCCACCACCATTTAATAAAGATTTGGTATGTTCAATTGTAAACTCCTCCAATTCATCTGCACTATATGTATTAGACTCAGCAACCTGTACAAATTGATCAAAAGTAAATGTTGTACCATCTAAATTAAAACCCACTCTTTCAGTTTTATTATAGTAAGGTAAATTTATATACTGACCCATGTTCCATTTACCTTCCGAGTCTTTACCTAATTCAGTTTGTTTAGGATAAATTTCAATATTTGTTGGAAGTTTTAATGTAAACAATAAACCTTCTAGAAAATTTCTAATCGCAACTGCTCTAATAGGTTCTTTGGTAAATAGATATAAATGTAAACCTCCTGACTTAGATTTTACTGGAACGATTGGTAGTTTATGTTCAGCAATAATATCTAAGTATTTTTTGTAAGGAAAATTAGAATAACTATGTTGTTTGTCATCTATATCTATAGCACCAAATCTTGCTAAACCTTTGTCATCGCATGGTTGTATTCCTATTGATTGTTTACCATTCAAATGATCTAAATAATCTTGATCTTTAATTGGTGAATGAGCCCAACCATATACTGGTTTAGCTTTTCCTGTACTAGGGTCTATTTGTAATTTACTTAAATCAGCAGTACCAAAATCCCTAGATAACCCTGTAAATATTTCTATAAATTTTCTTTCTTTATTATCCATCAACTGTCTCTAGTTTGTGTGGGCGATTTCTCGCCCACGATTGTAAGGTAACTTAGTAAGGTGAAGCTTCTGATTTAGTACTTTCTGTACTCTCACCATGCTTAACTTTAACATCGCCTTTTGATACACCTTCAGCAAAAGATTTAGCTTGTTGATATATCGCAGCATCTTGTACTGGACCAACTTTACTAACTTCCCATCCAAACCATGTTCCTTTGTCATTAGACATCTGAGTTGTTTTCAACTTATAGACATGACTAAAAAACGCTGGTGTGAACATTCCGTTTTTGCCTTTCATTTTAATACTTGCCATCATACTATTCCATTTTCTACTAATCTTTAATTGCGTTGATTTCATGGCAATTAAAGCTGTAGATGGACTTTTACCTAAGACAACTATAAAATGACTCGCAGTCTTTTCAATATAATTACCATTTGGTAATCTATCTTTATAAGATGCGTCTCTTTTTGTTTGAGATAGTATATCACTAGAAGAAGGATGAATTCCTACTGGAGCACCAGAACCTTCGCCTCTATCTTGCCATTCAATGTATTCACATTTATAATGACAAGGAACAACGTCGATTCCTTTTTCTCCATCAAACAACTCTCCTGTTACAGAATTGTAAATCATGCCAGGTTCTGCACCTTCAACATATTTACCATCTCTTTTATTAACTTCTGGAGATAGTTGTCCTAGTATTTTTAAAAATGGTAATGCTAAATCTTCTTGAGTTAGATTATCCACTCCTTGGTTTGCATCTGCTTCAAACATATTTACAGATAGCGCACCTGCATTAACTTTTTCAGTTACTGCATTGTTTGTTCTTGTTTCTTGTTTCTTGGTTAGTGTTTCTTGTGACATATTTTTTTCTCCTTTATGCACGTGTTATTTTAGTTCTGTTTCCTGCGAACACATTAAAAAGATCAGAGGGCATATCATCACCCTTTTCAATACGCTCTCTGACCAATGCTTTAAGTGTCATAGGCTCAACCTTTAACTTTTGGGTGGGTTGATAACCTTGACCTTGCGCAAGGACAGCATAATCTGCTGCCTTGTTATCCTCGTTACGACCAAAGGAAACAGTAACCTCATTTTTAATAAGATCACCCAGGCCGTTTTCACGAAGCCAATTGAATGCTTCTTCCTTTTTATCTGCTGGAATTGAAGCACCATAAACTGGTTTAACTTCTACAGCTGAACCATCTGCTAGTTTCATTGTAGATATATTCATTTCTGTCATCATAGTAGGAATGACTTCACTTGAAAGTGTGTCTGCTTGTTTTTTCAATTGTTTTAAACTTTCTTCAGTTTGTTTAATTTTATCTTCTAGATCTGAAAGTTTATCAACTTGATCAGCTAAAGATTTTTTGTCATTATCAGTAGACAACTTTAATTGATCTTGTTTATTTTCTTCAAAGTCTATATTCATAGATTTTTATCTCCTTTGTTAAAGTTAGTATTTCTTTCTTAGCACTTTTAATTATTTTAAAAGTTCTGTATTTCATATAATAAAAATCAAAAATTTTGTCAAGATTAAAAATAAAAAAAGCTACCATAGCTAAAATATAATGTCTAAATTTTATATCCTTATCTATTTTAAAGGGGTTAATTTCTTTTATGTATTTTATATCTTTCTCAGTTGTTTTTATAAAATTTTCTAATTCTAACTTTCTTGCTTTCATACGATACAGTCTATTCTGTATTTTCCATCGTTCTTTATCCATCTTCTATGTTTCCTTTTTCGTATAAGTTTATTTCAACTGGGTAGTATGTATGTTCTTGTCTGTCCCATTTCAAGAGGTTATATTTACCTCCTGTCATGTCTGCGGCAATAGAACACGCTACACCTATTATAGCTGGATCACCTGTTAATAACAAATAATCTTTTTCAGTATAATCTTTTAAAAGTTTTCTTAACTTAAAAATTAAAGGACCAGGTGACAAAATAATTTGACTAAATTCAGGCAACAATGTGATTAACTTGCCATACTTTTGTGCACCCATAATATTAAATTTTGGTTTACCAGATCTAGTACCAGGTAATTCTTGTATTACATAAACTTTGTTTTCTTCCATAAAATTTTTACTTTCTCTTGACAAGTAATTAGCTTTTATTATATAGGTTGTCAATAGAAAGACAACAGAAAATATTATTATGAATTATAAATTTAAAACTAAACCTTACGCGCATCAAATAACTGCGTTAGAAAAATCGTGGAATAAAGAAGTATTTGCATACTTTATGGAAATGGGAACTGGTAAATCAAAAGTTCTTATTGATAACATTTCTATGTTGTATGACAAAGGTAAAATAAATGGTGCATTAATTATTGCACCTAAAGGTGTATACCAAAACTGGTACGACACTGAAATACCTGTTCACATGGCTGATCATATTGAAAAAGATATTGTGTTATGGAAAGCTATGATCAATCAAAAACAACAAAATGAATTAAATAAATTATTTAAGTCCACAGAAAAATTACACATACTTTGTATGAATGTAGAAGCTTTTTCTACTAAAAAAGGTTTAGATTTTGCAGCTAAATTCATGAGTTGTCATAATACATTAATGGCAATCGATGAGTCTACTACAATCAAAAATCCTGATGCTAAACGAACTAAAAATATTGTAGAGTTAGGTAAGCAAGCTAAATACAAAAGAATCTTAACAGGTTCTCCTGTTACTAAATCACCACTAGATTTATATAAACAATGTGAGTTTCTTGATCCGTATTTATTAGATTATGGTTCTTACTATGCATTCAGAACTAGATATGCTGTAATGCGATCAGCTAATTTTGGTGGTAGGTCAGTGCAAATAATTGTTGGTTATAAGAATCTAGGTGAACTCTCATCTAAATTAGATCCATTTTCATATCGTTGTTTAAAAGAAGATTGTTTGGATTTACCGGACTACACATACACTAAACGTGTAATTCAGTTATCTCCTGAACAAAAAAAATTATATCAACAAATGAAGATGTTAGCTTTAGCTGAATTAGACGGAAAACAAATGACAACTCAATCAGCTATGGTTCAGTTAATGAGACTCCATCAAATTACTTGTGGTCATTTTACATCTGATGATGGTACAATTAAAGAAATTAAGAATGAAAGATTAACTGCATTAGTTGACATATTAGATGAGGTTGAAAACAAAGCCGTAATTTGGGCTCACTATAGACATGATATTAATGCTATTGTTAATGCTGTTGAAAAAAAATTTGGTAAAGAATCTTATGTAACTTATTTTGGTGATACAACAAATGAAGAAAGACAGAATGCTATTAAACAAATACAAGATCCAAATAGTTCTGTTAGGTTTATTATAGGAACACCACAAACCGGTGGTTATGGTATTACATTAACTGGTGCTAATACAATGGTTTATTATGCTAACGGTTATGACTATGAAAAAAGAATACAATCAGAAGCTAGAATAAATCGTGCTGGTCAAACTAGAAAAATGACATACATAGATATTATTGCAGAAGATACAGTAGATGAGAAAATTGTAAAAGCACTAAAAAGTAAAATGAATATTGCGAGTAAAATAACAGGAGATGAATTAAAACAATGGATCTAATTATTTTTGCTAATGACTTATATAATTTAGTTCCTGTAACAAAAGAAATGTTACAAAATATATCTATACCTAAAGGTACAGATTGTTTTGATTTATGTAATATTATTAGAGAAAATTTTACTACTTATATTACTGATAAAAATATTTATATTATTAATAATACAGATTTATTTTATGGATGTATATGTGGAGATTAGTTTAAGAATAAATTAAACAGACCTGTTAAAGCTAATATAGTTGTAAAAGCTCCACCAATTATCCAATATAATAAATGATCTGTTTTAGTTTCAATCTTATCTACTTTCTTGTCTAATTTCTCTATATCATCATGCATGTGTTTAAGATGATTATCACGAATAGTTGAAATGTCTTTCTGTAATCCTGTTACGTGACCATATAAATCTTGAATTGTTCCATCCAATGTTTGAGGTCTACGTTTAGGCATTATATTGTATAAGTTCCTGGTTCAGTAATATTTCCTTGCTTCAACTGTTCAAATTCATACTCAGTCACATTTGGAGATATCATTCCTAAATCTATTGCTGTTTGCCTATCCATCATATTAAAACCTCTCATTTTAGAAGCATCAATATCTTTTTGAGTTACTTTAGCCATATATGGTGGAATGTAATCTTTTGTTGGAATTGTTTCTTCGTAAGGA